TGAGGCGTATACAGCATCGATGGCAGACATTGGTGCAGGTCTTGCTCTAGGTGCATTAGAGCCTCTAGCGGCGGCTAAGTTTGTTAAAGCCATGACACCTGCTATTAAGAATATGTCTCCTGAAGTTCTTAAATCACTTGAAGCAGGTAAAACAGACTTAGCAGTTAAGTATCTTAGAGAAGGTGCAGGTAGAGGTGCAGGACTTGGACGTAATGTAGGTACTGCTATGGTAACGTCTGGTCTTACTGAAGCTGTACAGGATTTCAGTACAACACTAGCCGCTAGTAATGCTACTAGTTATTGGGATGAGCTTGACATTCAAGAGGCTATGAAAGAGTCTGCTATCGAAGGTCTTGTTGGTGGTATCTTAGGCTTACCTTTCGGGGTAGGCGGTAGTATTATGACTAAGGCACAAAACAATGCCGACCTGTCTGTAGCGAAGCAACTTGAGGAAGGTATCTTAGAATACAAACCTGACACCGCTGATAAATGGGTTAAGAATTATGAAAAGATTCCAGTAACTGAAACTAAAGCGGCTCATTTATACAACAGATTATTAGCTCCTATACTTGGAGATAAACCTGCACAGTTTGTAGGTAGAGTTAACACACCTAAAGCTAGAGCGTTTGCGGCTAAGTTCCAACAAACTACTGGTGACTTTGGACGTAGGATAGGAATAGTACCTGTTCACTTTAACTCGATGCAGTATAAAGCGGCCTACAATAAAGGCATTAGAGAGTTTATGCAGTTGAGCAGGGTAGAAGCTCAAGCTGTACATGACCACCGTGTTATGCCTGAAGATAGTAAAGAGAATAAAGCTTTAAAGAACGAAGCGTATGCTAATTTAAACGAGCAACAGAAGAAAGCATCTAATGAGTTAGCTACATTCTTAGACTTGACAATTAAGAACGACTTGAAAGCTGTGGATATTGACACTACTCTTTACGAGGGTGGTACTTATTTCCCGCTACTTGGTAGGCTTGACTACAAGAAGATAAGAGGCAACAGAGAAGAGTTTATTGAGCAAGCTGTTGCTGAAGCTGAAGCTAATGGTCTAGACCTTAGTCGTGACAAGATTGAAGCCTATGTAGGTAGGATTGAAGAGCAAGGTTATGAGCATTTCGGAAACGAAACAGATGTTAATATTGTTGATACGTTCAAGCAGGATGTAGAAACTAAGTCTAAAGAGATACAAGAGAAAGAAGGACTGTCTGAGAAAGACGCTTACAAGAAAGCTATGAAGATAGTAGCTAAAGGTAAGCAAGGCAAAGTAGGCGCTAGTCTAACAGCAGGTGCTAAAGTAAACAAGCAGAACGCTGTTGAGACTCATCGTGCATTAGCTGAGTTACCTCAAGACTTCTGGAACAACTGGCTTGATCCTAAGACTAGCGTTCAGGAAGCTATGTATTCTTACTATGAGATGATGGCAGAAAGGCTAGGACATGCTAAGACTTTTGGGTCAGAGGGTGAACTATTCTATGAAGAGCTTTATGATGTTATTGCAGATGCTAAGAAACAAGGTAAGAAGTTTGATGCTAGGCTAGCAATGAACGATATGGCTGATGCTATGAATCTATCTCAGCGTATCCCTAAGCGTAACTTAGATACATCTAGAGGGACTGCCGTTAGAACCGCACAGAATGCTCTTAGAGCGGGTTTATCTGTAACCCTACTACCCCTATCTATTCTTCCTTCTTTGGCTGAGGTGTTCGTTGTGGCCTCTAGAACAGGACAGACAGGTAAGACTATAGGTACAGCAGGTAAATTAGCGGCTAAGATAATTAAGCAACAGTTTAAGCATGGTCGTGGGCTGTCATTCCAAGAAGCTAGTACTCTTGTAGATCAAGGTATCTTAGAAGACATGGGTATTAGTCTTTATGAATTGAAGAATACTGCGGCGGCTCGGATTGGTGATAATGAGATTGGTGGTAGGATTACTAACATAGAGAACTTCTTCTATAACCTAACGCTAACGCCTCAATGGACTGAATCATTAAGAATGACTGCGGCTATCATGGCAGAGCAAGCATTCAGATCAGACCTTGTACTGTACTCGGAAGCTGTAGCTACAGGAAACATAGAAGAACAGCTACGCATCAGTGACAAGTTTGCTGAGGCAGGTCTTAACATGAATCAAGCTTACAACTGGCATCGAAGAGGTGGTAAGAAAGACAAGTTCTATAGAGATCAGTTTAGAATGGGTATTCTTAACGTCATTGAAGACACTGTCATGCGTCCGCGTATGGTACAGAAACCTGCATGGATGGCAGATGAAAGGTTTAAGCTACTGGCTCAGTTGAAGTCGTTTGCTGTTGTGTTCAACAACGTGGTGATGAAAGGTTGGTATAACCAGATGGTTGCTAACGGTACGTCACAAGACAAGATGAAGCAAGCGGCAGTTATAGCACCTTACATAGGTATGATGGTAGCTACTCAGATAATGGCATCTGCTCTGCGTGAGTTTGCTAAGACAGGTGACATCGAGAAGTGGGAAGATAGAGACGCAATGGAACATGCTCTGTCTGCAATCACTTACATTGGTGGTTTGTCATTTGCTGTTGATCCGCTAAGAGCTAGCAACTGGGGTGTTGACCCAACAAGCGTACTACTCGGCCCTGCGGCATCGAAGTTCAACGATACAATGGGTGGTATTAGTGCGATAATGTCAGGTAGTATAGCACCTGAAGATGTGATTATGGAAGTGCTTAGAGATGTGGGTAAATCATTCCCAATAATCCCTGCACTATTGGAGGAATAATGATAGGTGTAACAGATTTAATTGCAAACATATTTAAACCTGCGGCTAACTTAGTTGACGAGTTACATACGTCAGATGAGGAACGCTTAACTGCTAAGAGTAAGATGTTAGAAGTACAGGCGGCGGCAATGCAACAGGTATTTGATTACGAGACACAAGCGTTAACTGCTCGTGCCAACATAGTAAACAGTGAGGCTAGTTCAACTAACTTGTTAGCGTCTTCTTGGAGACCACTAACGATGTTGACTTTCTTGGTACTTGCTGTAGGTGATTCGCTAGGACTACTAGCAACCCCTCTCAGGGATGAAGCATGGATGCTTTTACAGTTAGGTCTCGGCGGTTATGTCGTAGGTCGAAGTGGTGAGAAGATAGCACAGACTATCAAGAAGTAAGGATACACTAAAGCCCCTACACCGTTTGGTATAGGGGCTTTCTTTTGTCTAGTTAAATCTCACATGCTCCTCCAACACACGCTAATGTTTGCGCTCCTTCTGTGGTATCGCTTTGCTCTGTGATGTCCCATTCGATTCCTTTAGGCATCTCCTTAACAAGCTTTTCATATTGGTCTCTGGTAATCTCTTCGTAAGGTGCTTGTTCGTAAGAATGCTCACTGAAAGGCAGAAACGAGACACCACTACAAGTATCGAAATTATTGTACATCCAACTACCAATATCAAGAAACTCAGAATCGCGGTAATAGACTGTAACTGAGGGTTTGTGTTCACACCAGTGCTTTTGATATACATCCCATAACTCCAGTTGTTCCATTCCTGTTTGCGATGCAGACATTACTGCTCCTCTCGGTGCTTTCTGAGGGAAGCTGAACACCAATGTAGAGGGTGATCTGTTGTCTACTTCAGAGGTTATTCCCGCATTGTTAAGTACGCCACATAGAGGGTCATTAATATCAGCACGGACGCGCCTAATATAGTAAGGGGCGAATCTGCCGTGAATACCACTAGCAGAGTTAACAAGCTGAGAGACAGTGCCGCTAGGTTTAACACAAGTAATGGCAGTTGCTTGATTGATTCCAAGCTTCTGCGCCCAAGACTTATTAGTGATAACAGCTTCTGCTTTAAGTTCTTCAAGTAATTCAGGTAATCCATTCTTTGCTCCATTAGTTAGTTTACAATCTTGAATGCCTGTCATGGATACACCAAGCAAGGCTTCCTCTTCAGTGTTCTGCTTCCACTTACTACGCAGATATCTGAAATCTGTTAGTGTAGCTTGCAACGTACCTAAGATACTAGCAAGACGTACTTTTCGTTTGAGTGATTCTACTGTGTCGTTAGCCCTAACAACAACTTCTGATAGATTACAGAACTGATTAGGGCGTAGTATGATTTCACTACATGGGTTAGTACCGAAGTCATAACTAGCATCTCGTCTGCCATTCTTCTCTGCTTGACGTTGACTAGCTACCCTACTGAAGAACCCACGCTCACCACTTCTGCTTTCATATAGACTAACCCACTCATTAATGAATGCCTCAAAGTCAGGCTTCTCTGTGTAACATGCACTGTTGTTAGCTAAGCCGCGTTGTGGATTGTCTAACCACCACTGTCCTGTCTTGGCTCTTCTAACGCGATCATCGGTGAGGTTACTGAGACTGATAAGAGCCGATCTTCTGACTCCTCCAACGATAACGATTTGTGCAATCTTACAGCAGATATCGTGACATTCGATGGAAGACAGCTTTCTACCTGCGGCAGACCGAAAGACTTCAACAGTAAATCTGAAGAGGTCTTCGAGAGGTTCAGGGCCACTTGCTCGACCACCGAAGGTTTTAAGGGGTTCGCCTGAAGCTCGAACTCTAGATAAGTCCCACTTAGGAAGTTGACCACTATAGAGCATTGTGATAAGTTCACGGTAGGCTTTAGCCCATCCAATCTTAGAGTCGGCAACGTGGATGATTGTTTCTGTGTCATGGAAGTCCTCTGATACTTCAGGTAGTTTGTTTATGTACTGTCTCTCAACACTGAAGCCCGCTCCTGTACCACACATTAATACATACATCATTTCATCGAATGATTTAGGGTGATCGATAGGCATATAGCTACAGTTGAATCCTGCTACGTTGTCTCTGTCTAACGCATCTCCTGCTGTCATCAATGCTCTCATAGAGGGCATGACTTCTAAGGCTGTGATAGCTTCTCTTAGCTCCTCACCTGTCTTATCGTCAAGGCTACCTCTGTTCTTAAAGTATGAGATGTACCTGTCTACTGTTTCATCCCATGTCTCTCGGCGTTGTTCATCAGGAAGATAACGTGCGTATCTACTTTTGTGAATGTAACTTTGATATACGTCCATTACTTCTTTTCCTTTTTATCTTTAGGTTTGTCTTTAGGTTTATCTTTCTTCTTGAATATAGCATCCCAGTTAGATTCAAATGTTTCTGGGTTTGGTATGGGTCTAGGGCTACTGCCTTTACCTGACATACTATCCTCCTATTGTAATGTATCTGACAGTGTAGGCTCTCCTGAAAGTAGCCCTATCTTTGCTGACTCAAGTAGGAAGATAGCTTCTGCAATGCTAAGGCTAGTTCCTATTGTAGTATATCCTTCTCTATCATAAACAACTAAAGCAAACTCTGTATCTTTGTCATCATCTTCTAGTTGTAAACTGTCTATAGCTCCTGTTAGTTTCTCTAGGGTTGTCATCTCTTTCTTATCGAACTTACCGTCAACTACTTTCATATCTATACCTGTTCTTCTATTAGTCTTTCCAGATACCATTGAGCTTTCTCAAGGTCTTCCTTTGGTTTATTCTTATAGGTATATCGCCATAAGTATTTCATTGCGTTACCTTTAAGGTATCCTTTAAACTCTTGTAAAGACATAGACTCTTGTATTGCTTCTATGCATTCGATGTTACCTTTATTATAGTGGGGAGGGTCTTCTACCATTTGTTTGGATTCTTCTTCAGCCATCTTAGCTAGCCGCTTATGGTTGTAGTATCCTGCTGAGTGTGTAACCTTATCCCAGTCTTGAGGTGTTGCGTCATCTATACTCATTCTAAATCCTCTTCAAGTTCTTCGTAGCGTTCTTCAATCTTATCTTTAAACCTATCAACAATATCCTCACTAGCTATATCTAATACTTCTAGTATTGTGATTTCGTCTAGGTGTTTAAGACGTTCGCATACATCATTAAATGTTAGTGCCATACTTCTTCTCCAAGTAGGACATTGATACTGGCATCTCATCAAACTGTCCTTTGTCTACTTCGTGTAACATCCATATTCCACTCCAACTTCCGTTGGTCTGATGATTCAAATAGTCCTCATCGTGAGCGTAGTATATCCCTGCAAACAATCCTGTGATTCTAGTACCGTCTGCTTTCTTAGAGTAGGCACACTCTCTATCTTGAACATGACCCATGATACAACTTTGATGCTTCTTGGTTAGCATGGATCGTGCGCTACTTACTGGTCTACCCATGACACCACTAGTAAAGTAGTGACAGTAGGCAACGTCATTGATGATGGCAGGTTCTAGGAAATCATACACTTCCCAACCGTACTCATCAAGCTTAAAGTCTTCGTATCCTATGAGACCGTCTAGCTTAGCATCGTTCTCAATAGCACGTTCGATACGTTGTTCGTGATTACCGACAAGGAATACCATTCTAGGATTCCATACTTTCTTGCGGTTTTGACGTAGCCTTTTCTGCTCTGCCCTGATAGGACGGAGGAATGCTTCCATGCCTCTATGCCCTGCCTCGATGTCGTTGGTGTAGCGTCTGCCCTCGAAGGACTTCTTGCCTACATCATACATCGATAACGATGGCATGTCCCAGTGGTCTCCCAGATGTACAATAACTTCTGGTTTCTTGGCGGCGGCGTACTTACCTGCCCACTCAAGATGGTCATAAGATTGATCTGGTTTACATTGGGTGTCTGGTATTACTAAATGTCTAACTGTCATTTGCTTTTCGCTCCTCACGTTCTGCGTTAGTCTTCTTCTGGTGGCAAGGTTTACATAACACCTGTAGCCCTTCAGTTTCACAGAACATATTCTCTACGAATTTAGGTAGGTCTTCATACTTTCGGAGTGTACCTGCGGGTACGATATGATCTACCTGTACTTCTTTATCCTTGAACCATTGCTCACAACATGCACATTGGAACTCGAAGCGGTGTCGCTGTCCAACTACAGCTTTCTTTGCTTTAGCTTTAGCGGCATATCTAGGTGGGAATCTACGGTTCGCTTCTCTTAGTGCTGAACGTATGAATCCCCAATACCTTGCTTCTGTCCACTTACCACCTGCTCTGGTTCTAGGTACTCTAGGTTTCTTAGCCATTAACCTACCCTTACTTGAAGCTTCTCTTTAGTAACGATGTCTGCTGATGATGGTGGTTGTGGCGGGCTACTGCCGATAGGGTTCTTAGAGTTGTACTTAGACTTTCGTCTATTAGGATCTACCCACCATTCATCTTCATACCTGCGTAGGTAAAGCAGTCTAGCGTTCTCATACAACGAGTCTACATCACCTTTGTAGCAGGTTAAGACAGCTTGGTATAAATCTTCTTCTGTCTCACACCACTCTAAAGCGAGTGTTGCTTTTACCTCACCTATCCCTACGCAACCTTGTATGTTATCTACTCGGTCACCTGTTAGCATCTGCTTGTATAGAAAGTAAAGACCGTCCCATTCATTAACCTCATCCCAAACATACTTGCTAATGTTGAAGTGTCTGCATGGTACTTGAAGAAAGTCTTTATCGATACTTGCAATAACAGTATCTGTTCCTTGAGCGGTAGCTTCGATAGCGATAGCATCATCAGCTTCCTGACCCTCAACAACAATAGCATCCCATTCAGATATCATGTAGTCACGCAACAAGTAAAAGTGGGATGGTTTCTCTGAAGATCGTGTTCCTTTGTAGGGTCTAATTGTGGCTAATTCTTTTCTGAAGTTACCTTTGCCTGTTAGGTAAAGTTGATAGGGGACTGCATCATCACAGCCCCTTACCAAGATATCCAACACCAAGTTATTCAACTGAGAGAACGCTGTTTCCGCTGTCTCATCCTGACAGGCAAAGCCTATTCTATAACTTAGGATGTCGGCATCGATGAGTAACATTAGATTACATCATCCATGTCGATAGCCGCACCATCACCACCCTTATCATACACAGCTACCTCAGTAATAAGAAGCTTGGACAGGCTAGCTGATGTACCTTGCTTACCTTTAAAGTCCCAATGATAAGGCTTGATAGCGGCGTTAGCTTTACTACCATTACCTATGAGTGAAGAGTCTACCTCGTCTGTAGCAGAGAAGACAGGTTTGATTGGGTTGTTTGACTTAACAGTAACATAGTTACCTCGATCATCACCCTTGTTACGAACTGCAATGCCCATAGAGGACAGTACTTCAACTGCCTTAGAGGATAGCTTACTAACGTCCACCTGATACTTGCCTGACATATCGTTAGGCTTGTTCAAGAATGGCCAATGAAGTTCACATGATACTACTACTGGTTTATCGTTCATATTAATTTACCTTTGTATTTAACTATTAAGATTATGTTGCATTCTTTAGATTACATTAAACGTAATTCATTGAAAGTTAATTAATTATTTAACTTTATAGTAATATTATAGCATGGATTTAACCTCCTGTAAAGTCTTATTATAAAATAAATACACAGCCCCTCCCCTATAGTAAGATAATTAGTGAGTAGCACTCCAGTTAGAACCAACACGATACTCTGCATCCATTGGACAGCGCATGTTAAGCTCAACACCTGCATCTATGATTGCTTGTCGTGCAACCTGACCAACAACATCAGCATCTTCTGGTTTAGCTTCTATCTGGAACTCATCGTGTACCTGAGCAACAAGCTTATAGAAAACACCAAGCTCATCGAGTTTGTTACAGCAGTTACGCACAGCAACTTTCATAACGATAGCACCACAACTCTGTAGCAATCTGTTGAGTGCCTTGTAGTCCTCATCAACTTTAATCATACGTCCATCGATACCGTTGATGCGTTTGGTACGTTGCGCTACACCTTTAGCTTTATTGATTAGGTTGCGTAGTGATGGTAACTTTGTCAAGAAAGTATCTCGTATCTTCTTACCCTCTTTAGCACCACCGCCTACAATCTGACCAAGCTTAGCGTCACCTGCACCATAGATGAGACCATAGATCATAGTCTTAGCCATGCTACGCTCAGGTAACCCTGCCGCGTGTTGATTGAACGAGTGTATGTCACCCTCAAGTATCTGCTTAGTGTACTCATCGTCATTCATATAGTGAGCCAAGCATCGCAACTCTAGACCACTAGCATCACAGCCTATAAGAACATTACCCTCATCAACAGTGAAGCATTCCCTAGCAATCTTTAGGCTAGGTATCTGTGCAAGGTTAGGCTTGTTGTGCGTCATCCTACCTGTCACAGCACCACAGCTATTGACGTAGCCATGAATGCGATGTGTCTTAGGGTCTACATACTTGAGCCAACTGTCCACCATACCCTTTAGTTTAACCAAGCCTAGATACTCAGCACATAACTTAGCCTCAGGCAAGTCAATCTCTGCCAATGTACTCTCGTCAACAACAGGCGATCCATTCGGTGTTTTCTTTTTCCACTTGACTCCAAGCTTAGATAACCTCTTTGCGATCTGCTGTCGTGAACCTACATTGAAGTGTTCAACGTGGTCTTTAAGTCTCTTACCTGTCTTCTCACTAACCCTGATGGTAATGATAGGAGGGAATCTATCTTGCAGTTCCCTAGTTATCTCATCGATGCGAGTAGCCATATCACTCTGCCACTTAGTAGCTACGTTCATATCTAGCTTGAAGCCATTACGAACCTGCTGTGCTGTGATCTCAGCTACCTCATGCTCTAGCTTTATAGATAGATCACTGAAGCCCTGTTGTTTAAGCCTACCCATAAGGTAGTAGTATAGCTTAGTAGTTACTTCAACATCACGCTGACAGTATTCACCCATCTCATCAGTGTAACCACCATCGAAGTCATCGACATCAAAGTCCATCTTACCATAGCCAATACGTGTACCCCATTCTTTAAGACTGTGACCACCAACAGGAGTAGGGTCTAACAATCTAGCCATGACCAATGTATCCCATACAGGTACACACGCATCAATCGACCAACAGTTTTTCAAGACTTCCTGATCGAAGAATATTATGTTGTGACCTACTAAGCCATCGGCAGTAGATAACATCATCTCTAAGTGTTGCTTCTCGAACAGAACGGAAGCGTTTGTTTGCTTGTGATCCTGCACCCCTGCACACCATATCGTATCGTGCGAAAGATTTGTTTCCAAGTCTATTGTAATCATACCCATGATCCTCTAACGTAATTATAACATCACCAATCTTGCTCATTAGTTATCTCTCCTATTATCTCTTCAATGGATTCTACTTTATCCTCCAAATCAAAGGCTATATTGTAGCATACCCCGCATAGATCAGCAAACTCACCACTCTCAGGGGCTTTCATTACCATCTCGAACTCGCTCATTTTCTTGTTGCATGCCGCGCATCTCATAACACTTCTCCCTCTATTAATACTTCTGACATCCGTCCAGTTTCTTGGTCATATTGTACAGCCGTAGCTAGCCCTGTCTCGCCACTGAATCTATTCTTCAGCACCCTGATATAGGTGGTGTTACGTTGCTCTATGTCTTCTGCCTGACCATTACGCTCGAAGCCTAGAACAATATCAGATAGCTGAGCGATACTAGCAGAGCCTCGTAAGTCAGCTAGACTAGTAGCCGCACCCTCTTCGTGACCTTTACCTGATGGTCTACGCAAGTGTGACACTAGGAATAGAGCAATGCCTGTCTCCTGTACTAGCATACGCAACCTAGTCATTACCTCATCGATAGCCTTACGCTCGTCACCATTCTCCTGCGCCGACACGATGATAGACAGATGATCTAGGAATACATACTTACAGTCGTGTGCCTTAGATAGATACCTGACCTGACCTACGATGTTCTCAACACTAGTTGAACCGAAGTGGTCGTAGAAGAACAGCCTGTCTGTACCTAGCGTAGCGTTGAAAGCGTCACGCCTTTCCTCCTCAGTAGATTCTACTGTGGGTAGATGCAGTCGCTTGTTAGCATGCAGAGACATCAGGGACTTGCCTGTCTTAGCTACTGATTCTTCAAGGAAGATACAACCTATGTTGCTATCACTGTTCTGTAACACATGGAAGAGTATCTCCCGCATCACCTGACTCTTACCTACACCACTACCTGCTGTTAGAGTTACAAGTTCATAGCCTCTGATACCATACGTCATATCATTGAGACCTTGCCATGCATACTGCACTGAAGCTTTCTCCACAGGTTGATTGACAGCCTCCCATAAACTCTTACCTGCTATGATACCATCAGGTGTATGTATCTCAGCCGCCCACCATACAGACTTGAAATCATCTGCCCTACCATGCTCAAGATAATCGTTAGCATCCTTGTAATCAGGATGGTGCTTGACAATCCTAGCTTTACCTGCGAACAGGGAGGCTACCTCTTTGGCGGCGGTCTGCCCTGCCTCATCAGAGTCGAAGCAGACAATCACATTGTCGAAGCTATCGATCCATTCATACTGAGCCTTACAATCCTTGAGTGCTGACTGCGCTCCATTCTTGATAGACACTGATGCATACTTACTACCACTCATCTGATAGGCACTCGCCGCATCGTACTCACCCTCAGTGATGGTTAGATAGCGACCACCCTTAGGGAATAGGTGCTGACCAAACAAGACACCATCGCCCCATACACCGAAGCTACGTTGGTTCTCCTTACTACCCATCCTTACCTTTTGAGCGCACACCATAGAGTCTTTATCTCTATACTCAAATATAATATCATCACCCTCAACGCTAATACCATACCTCTGACAGGTATCCTGAGTAATACTGCGTATCATCTGATGCCTACCTCTACCTACTTCCATACTAGATACTCCTATGTCTTCTGTTATAACATTGTTATAAGTCTCGCCTGAGTTATAACGCTCACCACAGCTAAAGCATGTAGTCCACCCATCATGGTTGGTTGATGCGCCATCGCTACTACTGCACACCTCGCAAGCATGATGAGTCTTAGCCCATCCGCTGTTCATCAACCTGTTTCCCGTAATAGAGGGTAAGCTTGAGTTAACTCACACGTTAGATTATACAGCTTCATCTCATCCTCAAAGCTTTCCGCTGTATCCATAGAAAACTTAATAGCCTCCATCAACTGATCGTACAATGCTTTACTCATCTTCTACCACCTCATTATGATATACTCTACCGTATGTGAACAGGAAGAAAGGGAGCATGATGACGATACCTTTAAAGGACATTGCTTCGACTGTTCCATCGTCTTCAAAGAGTACCCACACTGCTCTGCTATCTGTAAACTCCAAATCAAAACCAAAACCGTTACGAAATTCAAGTGATAATCTCCTATTAAATAACCAAGTACCAAACATATTATTCTCCTTTCAAGTATTCAATGTGTTCTTCGATATAGTCTGCAACCCTGCGAGTTACACAACCTACCGCCTCTTCTACAAGCTTACCCATACGCTCGTAGTCTTCATCAGCTAGAGCCTCTAGTACATCGCTGTGATACTTATGCATATCACCCATAGTATCTGTATACTCACCCACGATAGCATCAGCGAGTATCATGGGGTCTCTGTTCATCAGATCGAGAGCATGCATCCATGCATAACTCATCACATCTTGGTAGGTTGAATGCTCACTAATCATTGGGAACATTGCGTCAGCCCTTGCGGGTTCATAAGGTTCAAACACCATCGGTAGCTTCATTGTCTTCCTCCTCTGGTTCTGGTTGAGTTTGTGGTTCTACTTGCGGGGCAATGTTAATACCATACACATGTTCACCGATTTCGTAAAGCAACGCGGAGAATTGTTTACACAACTGTGCCTGTGCGTTACGGCTTTTGGTACGTCTTCCATCGATTAACTGCATAGCTTGGTCATCGAATTGACGCGCGACTTTATTTATTTCATTGAATAGATTTAAGTTATTCACTGTTACTTCACCTTTTTAATCAAGTTATTTTCCATTAATACCTCAGCAAAGAACTCTCTGCCAAGACCTGTAATGTGAGGGCGGTTAGCACCTACTAGCATACCATCACTCACATACTCTGCACCAAACAAGCTTGTCTCTATATACTTCAACGGCTTGCCAATATTCTCTTTCAACTCTTTCTTACTTGCATATCTGAATACTATCATTATATCACCTCTTTGTCAATCGTTACTTTTATACGAGCCGAGTCAAAATACTCTCGGATATACCTACGAACCTTAACTTGAGCATCGCTGTCAGCTTCTTCCACTTCAGTTATACGATCCTCCAGAGTGGACACCAGATACTCCATCTCATCTACCCTACACTCAAGATCACCATTGTGTTCATCGACACCTCTCAGATCGGTGTCAATCTGCGACAGCCTACGCTCCAGTGTAGCTATGCGCTCGGCATCACGCTCGTGTATCTTAGCTTGCTCCTCGACAGCCTTAGCTACCCTCTCGTTTATCCACTTGTCAAACATATTAATAAACTCCATCACTAGTTACCTCTCAAATCATTGTACTGTTTATCCCAAGCATCACTAACTTCATTGATGCCCCAATCACTTATTATCTCATCGGGATTCTGATCCCAATCAAATACATATCTAAACCATGCAACAGTATCACCATCAGG